ATGGAATGGTAATACTTACCCAAGACAAACTATCAACGGTAAAGATATGATAATAGTTGATGGTGTAGCTAAAGAGGCTGGAGACGGTGGATTTCCTTGGGAAAGAGAAGCAAACAACGGAAACGCATATGGTTAATAATATATTAGGTGGTTTATTTGGCAAAGTAGTTGAAAACGCCGAAGGTATACTAGATAAAGTAATAACTACAGATAAAGAAAGAGACGCTGCTAAATTAGCATTAAAGCAAATAATGCTAGATGCAGAGCGTGAAGCTTTTGCAAAAGAAGTTGAAGATCGCAAAGATGCGCGTGATCTTTATAAAGACGATGCTATTATACAAAAGGTTTTAGCAACGTTGTTTACAGTAGCATACTTTGGTATTACATTTGTGATGTTTAATTACTTTGTTACAAAATCAATAGAGCTAGGCGAATTTGAAATTAGCTTTATATCAACAATCTTTGGCGCTATGAGTGCTAAGGTAAATACAATAATAGACTTCTTCTTCGGTGGAAGCTCAAAGAAAAACGAACAAATAAAAGAAAAATAAAATGATTTCAAAAAATTATAAAACTAACGAAATAAAGCCTGACATAACACTTGGTAATTTAGTGTTTACTGCTGGCGACTTAATGTTTGATTGGGTACCATTTGAGATTCCTTTAGGATCTGCAGAGCTAAAAGATGTTTCAGGTCATATAATGGGAACTGATACTGCTGAACAAGCCGGAGAGCTATTTAGTTTAGTATTTGCTAAATCCATAAACGGCGTTGCGCCAACTAGCTTAGGAACAGTAAATTCTGCTATAGCTGCTGCTAATTCAATGTTATGTAGAAACAATATAATAGGCTATTACAGTATAGACTTTGGAGAGCAAGCTGATGCTGTTTTAGACTCTATGGTTTCTTACAACGTTTTTGGAAGTAACAGCTCTACGAATACCAGTCCTAATTTTCAAGGTTTAGTTTTAGAAGGTGATCCTGCTGGAGCTACTAGAGCTGGATACCAAACTATATATGTAGCTGGTATAGCTGAAGCTGCATTTAACTTTGGAACAGGCGTATTGATAGCAGGTACTCACTCTGCTGATGACTTAACTATAGTCGTAGATGGCAACGATGCTGATGATGTGTTTACTATTGGAGATGTTATATACGCTGCAAACGCTACTAATGGAGCGAGCGCTACTGCTGACATGACTATAACTGCTGTGGCTGAAGAATTAATAACCGTTTCATCCGCTCCGGCTATAACTGACGACTTTGAAGTTGTACCTAAAAATCCATTATCTCTAAGATTTGGCTTTGAATATTAAAACTAACAATTAACTTAAATTAAATTAAATTATGGCAAAAAGAAAGACGGCAAAGGTTAAAGACCTTAGGCCAAGTAAAATCAATGATGAGCAGTTAACAAAGCTGCAAGGTATTGTATCTGCAATAAATGAAAGCAACGCAAATCTAGGTAGACTAGAAGTTCAAAAGCATCAAATTTTACATCAGCACGAACAGCTGCAAGGAGCTATCAAAGAGCTTCAGCAAGCTCTCGAAGATGAATATGGCACTTGTAATATCGCTATTCAAGATGGCACTATAAAATACGAAGAAGATGAGCAAGCTGATTCGTAAAATCACAATAGGGAAAGACTACAAAATTGACTCCATGCACTATTCTGTTAATCAGGAAGTGTATGGTGGTCATACTATTTGTGATATAATAGAAGAAGACGACAAATACTCTATATACATTAGAAAAGGAAAAGACGTATTGCCTTGGAAAGACTTCAATAAAAACATGGCCGTATCTGTTGAGTATAACTTAGAATATTAGTGAAAGCACCATTTGATTTTGTTATTGAGCCTAAAGGCGAAAGATACAACAATTCTAAAAAAGTTGGAGATAAAGATCTTATTTTAAATACTGAGATATTTAATCATCAATACGTAAACAGGAGTGCTATTGTTAACGCTGTGCCCACTGCTTTTGAAACTAAAATAAAAGTAGGCGATGAGGTTATAGTACATCACAACGTGTTTAGAAGGTGGCACGACCAACAAGGTAATGAAAAAAATAGCAGAAGTTATTTTGATGAAAATACTTATCTAGTTAAAGAAGATCAAATATTTCTTTATAAATCAAAAGATAAGTGGAAAGCTTGCAATGGGTATTGTTTTGTTCAGCCGATTAAGCAAAGAAACAAATTATCAGAAGATGTTGAAGAGCAGTGTATTGGTATTGTTAAATATACCGATGGCAAAAACACAATAGGCGAGCTTGTAGGTTTTACACCTTTCTCTACGTACGAGTTTGTTGTTGACGGCGTCAAGCTTTATAGAGTTTTAAATAAGTTTATTACAATTAAATATGAATATCAAGGAGACGAAAAAGAGTATAATCCAAGCTGGGCATAGAGCAGTTGAAGAGCTTATTAAAGTAGCTAAAGAAGCTATTGTTGATAGTGGTGATGATATTACAGCTGATAGACTTAAAAACGCAGCTGCTACAAAGAAGTTAGCTATATTCGATGCTTTTGAAATACTTAATCGCATCCAAGAAGAAGAAGCTATGCTCAGCGGTAAAGAGCCAGAAAAAAAGGAAGAGCGAATATTTAAGGGATTTGCTGAAGGAAGATCTAAATGAGCTACAAGCAAACGCTATATAAAATAATAGAGCCTGTAAAAAGAACTACTATTAGCCGAATGAATAAAGGCAACAAGTGGAAGTACGGCTACGATAAAGATCACGATATTGTAGTTATATCTAAAACAGGTAAAATAGGAGATATATACGAAATACAAGGTTTAAAAATAGCTCTACCTAAAGCTCCAAAAACAGTGCACGCTAATGAAGATAACAAATGGCGTCAAATAGAAAAGCCAAAAGTTCTTGAAAAAATAAAAACTATATTTGATTGGCGAGCTTATCCTGAAGAGCAAAAAGAACAATGGTACGATTATATAGATGAAGAATTCAAAAGACGTGACGAGGGTTTCTGGTTTCAAAATGCTAGTATTCCAACTTATATTACAGGAACTCACTACATGTACCTCCAATGGTCTAAAATAGATGTAGGCGCTCCAGACTTTCGTGAGGCTAATAGATTATTTTTTATATTTTGGGAAGCTTGTAAAGCTGACAAAAGATGTTACGGTATGTGTTATCTTAAAAACAGACGTTCTGGCTTTTCTTTCATGAGCTCTGCTGAAACCGTTAACTTAGCTACAATATCGAGTGATAGTAGATATGGAATACTATCTAAAAGTGGTGGTGATGCTAAAAAGATGTTTACTGACAAGGTTGTACCTATATCTATAAACTATCCTTTTTTCTTCAAACCTATTCAAGATGGTATGGACAGACCTAAGTCTGAACTAGCGTATCGTGTGCCAGCGAGCAAGTTTACTCGTAAAAAAATAGAGGTAAATGAAAAGCTAGAAGAGATAAAGGGACTTGACACAACGATTGATTGGAAGAATACAGGTGATAACAGCTATGATGGTGAAAAATTAGCGCTGTTAGTACACGATGAAAGCGGTAAGTGGGAAAGACCTGACAACATACTTAACAACTGGCGAGTTACAAAAACTTGTCTTAGATTAGGTGCTAGGGTTGTAGGTAAATGCATGATGGGCTCAACGTCTAACGCGCTAGACAAAGGAGGAGATAACTTTAAAAAATTGTACAATGATTCAGATGTCACTTCTAGAAACCGCAATGGACAAACAAAGTCTGGTTTATATTCTTTGTTTATCCCAATGGAATGGAACTATGAAGGATTTATTGATGAGTTTGGACAACCAGTATTTAATAACCCAGATCATGATGTACACGGACCCGATGGTGAATTAATAGACATAGGTATTATTGATCACTGGAATAATGAGGCTGATGGTTTAAAAGGAGATCAAGATGGTTTAAATGAGTTTTACCGTCAATTTCCAAGAACTACAGAGCATGCTTTTAGAGATGAAGCAAAAAATAGCTTGTTTAACTTAATAAAGATATACGAGCAAATAGATTATAATGAAGGTGTTGGTAGTGATTCAACGGTAACAACAGGTAGCTTCCAG